AGTTATCCGTCAGTATATGAACATGCTACAAATTGTGTAGACCTAGGTATCTATGATTCAGATATTTTAAATAAGTATACAATAGAAGAATGGGAGAGAATCGATAATTGTATCGATCATAGTCGTGACCTTCTTTTTACATTTGCTGGTCTTCGCCAAGTTTCTGACAAGTACCTTGTTCAGGATCGTAGTACAAATGAAGTATACGAGACACCACAGTTCATGTATCTCATGATTGCTGTGACACTCTTCCAAAATTATCCACAAGAAACCCGTTTAAAATACGTTAAGGATTACTATGACGCAATCTCCAGACACAAAATCAACATCCCAACTCCCATCATGGCAGGTGTCAGAACACCCCTTCGTCAATTTGCATCTTGCGTTTTGGTTGATATTGATGACACCCTCAATAGTATCTTTAGCAGTGATATGGCTGTTGGCTACTATGTCTCACAAAGGGCTGGTATCGGCATTAACGCAGGAAGAATCAGAGGGATCAATGCTAAGATCCGTGGAGGAGAAGTTCAGCACACAGGTGTTGTCCCCTTCCTTAAAAAGTTTGAATCAACTGTACGATGCTGCACTCAAAACGGGATCAGAGGTGGGTCAGCGACTGTCCACTTTCCGATCTGGCACCAAGAAATAGAAGATATTATTGTTCTTAAGAACAACAAAGGAACAGAAGATAATAGAGTTAGAAAGTTAGACTATAGTATACAAATTTCAAAATTATTCTATGAAAGATTTATTGCAAGTGAGAACATTAGTTTATTCTCTCCTCACGATGTTCCTGGTTTATATGATGCTTTCGGAACTGATGGTTTTGACGAACTATACAGACAATACGAAGCAAACGAGACCATCCCTAGAAAAACTATTGGAGCACAAGAATTAATTCTTGATATCCTTAAGGAAAGAGCAGAGACTGGTCGTTTGTATATTATGAACATTGACCATTGCAATGAACATTCTTCCTTCCTTGATAAGGTAAATATGAGTAACCTCTGTCAAGAGATTACACTTCCAACTGACCCTATCAATCACATTGATGATCGTGACGGTGAGATTGCACTGTGTATTCTATCTGCTATCAACGTAGGTAAGATCAATAAGTTAGATGAATTAGAAAACCTCTGTGACCTAGCAGTCCGTGGTCTAGAGGAACTTATTGATTATCAGAACTACCCTGTACAAGCAGCGGAACGTTCTACACTTGCTCGTCGTTCACTTGGTATTGGTTACATCGGACTTGCACACTACCTAGCAAAAAATGGATACAGTTATGAAGATCCCGCAGCATGGAAATCAGTCCACGACTTGTCTGAATCTTTCCAGTTCTATCTACTTAAGTCAAGTAACACAATTGCCCAAGAAAAAGGGGCATGTGAAGCTTTTCATAGAACCAAGTATGCGGACGGTCTCCTCCCAATCGACACTTATAAGCGTGACATCGATGAGTTCTGTGGGACAGAATTAAGTTATGATTGGGAATCTCTTAGAGAATCTATCTTGGAGCATGGATTACGGCACTCAACACTGTCCGCACAAATGCCTTCAGAGAGCAGTTCCGTTGTGTCAAATGCAACAAATGGAGTTGAACCACCTAGAGGATACTTGTCCGTTAAGAAATCTAAGAAGGGACCCCTTAAGCAGATTGTTCCACAATATACTACGTTGAAGAACAATTACACATTGCTTTGGGATATGAAAGGTAATGATGGTTATATCAAGATAATTTCTGCTATGCAGAAGTTCTTTGATCAAGCAATAAGTGGTAACTGGAGTTACAATCCAGCAAATTATGAAAATAATGAGGTTCCTGTATCAGAAATGGCAGGTGACCTTCTTAAAACATATAAGTATGGATGGAAAACATCATATTATCAGAACACATACGATCAAAAAGAGGAGGAACCATCACTAACCGATGAGAAGAAAGAATCAATCAAAGATTTATTAAACCAAATTCTAGAAACAGAGGAAGACGACTGTGACAGTTGCAAAATTTAGAAAGGAATCTATGAAAACCCAAGTAAAAGGTATGACGGTATTCAATACAGATATCGTTGATACTACTAAAGGACAGATGTTCTTTGGTCCTCCACTAGGAGTCCAGCGATACGATAAGTTTAAGTATCCTATATTTGACAAGTTAACACAGACACAGTTAGGTTTCTTCTGGAGACCAGAAGAAGTATCATTACAAAAAGACAGGGCAGATTATCAAACGTTAAACAATGCACAGAAACACATATTTACTAGCAATCTCAAGTATCAAATCCTCTTGGACTCCGTACAAGGTCGTGGTCCTGGTATTGCTTTCGCTCCTTATTGTTCCTTACCTGAGTTAGAATCTGCTATGAGTATTTGGCAGACTATGGAGATGGTTCATAGTAGGTCATACACTCACATTATCAAGAACGTGTACCCTGACCCTTCAGACGTGTTCGATAAGATATTGAGTGATGATAAGATCCTTGCAAGGGCACAGTCCGTTACAGGGGCATATGATGACTTCTTACAGGCAGCATCTGAATGGGGTTCTGGTAGACAGTGGCAACATGCTTTAGAAGACACACCTAATGCAAAGGATGAACTCTATGAATTAAAGAGAAAACTATACAAAGCAGTAGCAAATGTATACATTTTGGAAGGGATTAGATTTTATGTTAGTTTCGCTTGTAGTTTTGCTTTTGGTGAGCTTAAGTTACTTGAAGGTTCTGCTAAGATCATATCATTGATAGCAAGAGATGAGTCACAGCATATGGTTATCACTCAAAACATTCTTAAAAAATGGCAAGAGGGTGATGATCCAGAGATGAAACAGATTGCTGAAGAGGAACGTGATAATGTTTATAAGATGTTTGAGAACACAGTTCTAGAAGAGAAGGAATGGGCAGAGTACCTATTCAAAGATGGATCTATCATTGGTCTTAATGATAAACTTCTTTCTAACTATGTTGAATGGACTGCTAACCGTAGATTAAAAGCGATTGGTTTCGATGCAATCTTTGATACACCATTAGCAAACAATCCATTACCTTGGACTGCACACTGGTTGTCTTCTAAAGGACTACAAGTAGCACCACAAGAGACAGAGGTGGAGTCGTACATGATAGGGAGCATTAAACAAGATGTCAAAAAAGACACGTTCGCAGGGTTTCAGTTATAACTTTGAAATTGCCTTTGGCAAAGGAAAAGATACAACTTTACAAAAGATAAAGAGGTGGATCAATAAACAGAAACCACCTCTCAATACTATTTTGAAATATCTTTTTTCATACATAGAAAAATGGTACTGGGACGGTAAAGTCTTGGATACTATGGCAGGTGTTGACTTAGAAACCAAAAAATTACATGAACTATGGGAGGAAAATGACAGAGAACTTACCCCACACGTCGTGGAGAGAGGAGTATTTGGAGACGACGGGTGGTCTATCGAAATTTCAAACCCAGCTTTTGAAAGAGGGACCGAAGTCTCTGTCCCAAAGTTGGTTACTCCAAGCAATGTACGGTCAGTGGAAAAAGAGAAAGGGAATCAAAGACCCAGAACCACCAAACTGTCAGAGCAGCATGAAGGAGTGGGAAGAGTCAATCAAGAAATACCAGACCCGTGGGACTAAGTAATGGATCTTTGGAAAAATTATAAAACCGTTGTATCAGATGTCTTTCCTGATATAGAATTTGTTGAAAGACATGCTGAATGGACTAATGATAAGGGTGTAAACCTAACTGCAGATCTGTATAAAGGTGAACACTTAATCAAGTCAAGACAAGTTGAAATTTGGGATGATAAATCTTGTAGCATCCACAACAATATAATATACCCTAAGACAGGATCTAATTTACCCTGTTTTGGTATGGATCTCATGGGAATGAGTGACAAGAGAGTTGTCATTGTGTTTGATTTTCAACATCCTGTGGAAAAATACCTATTTTATACACCAGAATTACCTAAAGTAGAGGGAACCTATAGGTTCTTTGAAGCAGGTAATCATTTTTCAGACAACCTTATTGTTAGATATTGTCAACCTGATGAAGTAGATGAATACCTACCATTGTTTGAAAAATATCTGAGGTTTTATAAAAATATGTTGAATGAGAGTCAACCAACTGGTACTGACACATCAGAGTACATAGACTTTGACAAGTATATGATAAGACTTGACCCTATCTCAGGGTATTTGTCTAATAGATTTGGCAAAGAAGAGGCTCATACTCTAATTAAAGAATTCTTTTTCAGTTATGCTTAAAAATGATTAAAGATTTATCCGATATTATCCGCAAGCATCAAAAAACTCTACCTAACATAGAGGAAATGGATGTTGCTGATAAGTTTAAAGAAGTCTATAAAGAAACAGAAGATGGCAATCTAGTCATTGAGAATGAAATGCACATGTGTACTGGATTACGTAAGGTACACATGGAAATTGCTAATCTGGGAGCACTAGATATCATTCATTGTATCTGGTATCCTGATCCAGACTTCGATCTGCCTATTTTTGGTGCTGATATTGTATCTAATAGGAACATTGTTACTGCTGCTATCACAGATATTTCTCCTGTAGGTGACCTAGAACACCCAATCTATGAAGAGATAGAGGATATTAGCAGGATGCATAGTTTTAAACACAACAGAGATATACCTGCATGGGGTGAGATCTTCTCCCCTTACTGTAAGTTTGCTAGATTGGAAACCGATGAAGAGAAAAGCACATTTTGTAAGGTAGTTGACCAGTATCTAGATGCATTTGTGGGTGCTGTGTGGAAATCTACTATTGATTACAATGGAGCAGAACAAAGAAATGAAGCACAGATAAACTATTGTACAAATCAGAAGAAGAACGACAAAACTAGAAAGATTCTTACCAATTATTTTGGTGACAAGTGGGCAGAGAATTATATCAATCAAGTCTTATTTGACGAGCCATAAATAAGGTGATGATATGATGCAACAGTGGCACAGAAACATGATGTACAAAAGGATGTTGAAGAATATCCAAATCCCTGGCAATATATGGGTACCATTTTTAGTGGGACTGATCTTGGGGACTACTATGGTTTTGTTTATAAAATTACCTGTCAAACAACCAACCGTTGCTACATCGGAAGAAAGTATTTCTGGCAGAAACGAAAGCCTAGAAGTAATAATTCAACTAAAAAGCGGAGAAGAGTTACAAGTGAGAGCAACTGGAAGAACTACTATGGAAGTTCTGAAGAGCTTAAAGCAGATAGAAAAATACTTGGAGACTCAGCGTTCAAAAGAGAAATCTTATCCCTCCATACCACCCCAGGAAGAGTCAATTATGAAGAAACAAGACAACTCTTCCTTCATGACGTTCTAACTGAGGCACTTGACAACGGAGAACCAGCATATTATAATTCTAATATACTAGGAAGGTACTATCGTAAAGATTATTTTACTTGTGATTAAAAATTTCATATATATTAAAAATGACTGAACCTCATATGAGTTTTCCTGCACCAAAGTATTTAAAATATGATCCTTGGTTTGGTCCTGCTGTTCTTTCAGAAGAACAACAAAAATATATGCTTGCTGAATTGGAAAGAGATAATATTTTGATACCTTTAAGAGAAGAAAAAGCAGATGTTGACAATATCCATAAAGTGATGTATAATCTAGCTACCCAATGGAAAAAACGATTGGGTGGAGGATCCGAAAGTTATTGGATCTGACGTGAAATTGACCTTTGAGGAGAGATGATTAACCTAGAAGAAAAATTTGAATCCTACATCAAACATGGTAGTAGTAAGGGTTTTCGTATAGATGGTGTTATTGAACCAGTCACGGGGTATGGTTACCATTGTGATGGTTCCGACATCGTTGGGTACTGGGTTAACACTAGAAATTATAAACTGTACTATAATATGAACGAACAGTTCATAAAAATGGAACCTTTAAATGAACACAGCAACTTAACATGAAAATATTTTTAGATACAGCAGACATTAATGAGATTCGTGAGCGTTGGGACACTGGTATTATTACTGGTGTAACTACTAACCCAACTCTTGTTCGTAAAGCAGGTGGTAAGTATGTAGATCTTGCCAAATCAATCCTAGAGGAGTTTCCAGAGATTGAATCTCTTTCTTTGGAAGTCTCTGGTGAAAGTTACATGGATTTCTTGCGTAACATGGGTGATTTTTATCTTGGTCATCCTTCAGTTACATTGAAAATTCCTTGTACAAGAGAAGGTCTTAGATTTGTTACGCATTGTGCAGAGAATGGAGTACCAACTAATGTAACATTATGCTTCAGTGCTGCTCAGGCAGTAATGGCAGGTCTTTCTGGTGCTACTATGATCTCACCATTCGTAGGTCGTATGAATGATAACTCTTTTAGTGGTGTTGAACTTGTTCGTTCTATCTCACAACTATATAAACAGCATGGAGTAGAGACTAAGGTCTTAGCAGCATCATTAAGAGATGCTCATCATGTTTCTAGGTGCCTTCTTGCGGGTGCTGATATAGTAACACTACCTCCTAGCACCTTTGATAAGATGTATGATAGTGTACTAACTCGTGAAGGGTTAGAAATATTCAAAAACGATTTCAAGGAGATGGGAGGTTAATGACATTCACCGTATACTCTAAACAGGGATGCCCTTATTGCGAAAAATTTATCGCAATTATTGAATACGAAGAACTAAAACATGTTGTTTATGAACTAGAAAAGGACTTTACCAAAGAGCAGTTCATTGCTGAGTTCGGTGAAGGTTCTACATTTCCACAAATTGTGGTGAATAGTCAAAAATTAGGTGGTTGCCGAGAGGCAATTGAATATTTACAAGAAAATAAAATTGTTGCATGACATGATTGAATTAACTGAGGCAGAATTTAAAGGAGACCTAGCCAAATATACTACACGTATAGAACATGGTGAGGACTTCCTTATTAAAAAAGAAAGTGGTGAAAAATATATTGCCACTGACATTGAAAAATTCAAAAACCCTTGTGACATATAATAAAGTGGCACACCCCCTTCCCAAAAGGAAGATGAGGTGCTACAATTACAAGGTAAACAAAAAAACTCATGACCGCAACCGTAATCTTTGAAAGATTCCCCTATCGTTACGTTCAGTGTGGAACCCTTGATATCAATGGTTTACCAGACTATCGTATATTAAAATACAATGAGGTAACTAGGAGTTACCAAACAATGTACTATCTTGATAGTCAGATACAATTAGATTGCTGTCTTGAAGATCCTGAGTACACTAAGTGGTTAGACCCAGACCCTGAAGTGGGTGCTTATCCTAACAAATCCGATTCCGTAAAAAACGAAAACTATGTCAATACAATCTCATCTTGAAAGTGCTGAAGAATCTATTCGTCAGGCACTAGTAGAAGCGTTAGCAGAAAAGAAAGATGGAACTCTTTCAGGACTGTTTGATCTTCTTAAGACTGTTAAGAAACTTAAATCAAATAATATTGATTATGATTTCACCAATGATCTCGTATTCAATTCTGATTACATAAATGACACTGCTAGTATCGGTGATATTAAAATCGATACTAATGTTGGTGCAGATATTATTAGTTTCCCCACACCAGAAGGTTCTGTAGATCTTACTAACAATATTGAATTGAATCTATAGATGAAATACGAGAACAACTTCAGTGTAATGTTCTCTGTCCCACCGTTAATGCAAGCATTATATCCCCATGAGGATTTTGATGACATCGTTAACTATATAAAAGGATTACAATATGGAACTAATAATAAGTGTCACGACAATTCAAAGTCAATAGACACATTTGTTCTCAATAAAGACATTCTTAGTAATCTCAATGAGTTTATCAAAGACTGTGTTAAAGAGTATACTGATAAAATCTTCGTTACTGATCAGAAACTTAATGTCACACAGTCTTGGGTAAACAAAACTAAGATAGGACAAGAACATCATTACCACTATCATCCAAATAGTATTCTTAGTGGAGTATTCTTTTTGCAGTCAGGTGGTGAAAACATAGCACCAATTAAATTTTTAAATAATAGGAACGATGCCTTTCGTTTAGAATTTAAAAAGAATGTTAATCCATTTAATGAATTCAATCAATCATCATACGAGTATCCTTCCCAACCTAGGGTATTAGTATTGTTTCCTAGTTATATTCCACATTGTGTACCATTAAATACTGGTGATGATAGATACAGTCTTTCTTTTAACACCTTTCCATCAGGTTCATTTGGGAGTAAAACGGGTTTAACATATGCCAATTTGGAAAAGGAGGTTTAACACCTCCTTTTTTTATGGTTATAAATATTTCTAGCTTAGAAAAAGTGTCTTCAGGACTAGAAGTATGTCAAAAATTCTCGCAAATCAAATTGCTAATTACGGGGACAATTCTCCTGTCGAGGTAAAGGAAGGAGTAAACATCCCTGCTGGTAAACCAATACAAGCATCAGGTGCTGCGGGATCTTCGGGACAACTGCTATCCTCTACTGGTTCATCTATAGCATGGATAGATGCTTTTGATAGAAGTTATAATAGTCTTACTAATCTACCAAATATACCTGCAGCACAGGTTAATTCAGATTGGAATGCTGTTGGTGGCATTGCTTCAATTTTAAACAAACCAGTTATACCTCCACAAAATTCTGTAACTGTAGTCAATGCTAGTGGTAGTGGTAATTTATCATTCAATGGTGTAAATGGTGAGTTTACATTCACACCAACAGATCTCTCCTCGTATGCAACAACAACTCAACTTACTAATGCAGTAGCAAACTCTTCTCAGTGGGATACATCATATGGTTGGGGTAACCATGCTAGTGCTGGTTATGCAACAACTGGTGATGTTGCTACTGCTGTAGGAAATTCTAGCAACTGGGATACTGCATATGGATGGGGTGATCATAGTATTGTAGGATATCTAACATCAACTACCGATACACTACAGGAAGTTACTGCAAGAGGTGGTAGTACAACAGAACAGATTATTGCTAACGGTGGTATTAGAGCACTCAATCTTACTAGTGGAACTGTAAATGACCTTGAATTTAAACACGATAATAATACTAGTAAATCCTTTATTTCTCACACAAATACTACAGATAATTTCTATGTTGAGTCAGTCACTTCCCTATACTTAAATGCGGGTAGAGATGGTGATCCAGGTGCTTTATATTTTCAGTATAATGATTCTACTAAACTAACTGTAACTTCTGCTGGTGTTCAAGTTGGTGATCTTTATGTTTCTGGAACTACTGATCTAACAACAGGTGATCTTGCTGACGTTGATCTTACTATTGGACCTACTGATGGTCAAGTTTTAAAATGGGATGACACTAGTAGCAAATGGAAGGCAGCAAATGACCTTCAAGGATCTGGTGCTGGATTATCATTAGCAGATTTCTCTGTTACTACACTTACAGCAGGAACTAATGCACTTACATATAACCCTGTTAATGGTGTATTCTCATATACTCCACCCGATTTCAGTGATTATGATACAGCATTTGGTTGGGGAGATCATGCTCAAGGAGGATACTTAACCAGTGAAACTGATCCTGTATTCTCTGCTCATGTAGCATCAAATATTTTACAGACAAATATTAATAACTGGAATGCAGCACATGGTTGGGGTAATCATGCCAATATGGGGTACTTGATTGCTTCAGCTACTGACAAAAGTAATTGGAATACTGCATACGGTTGGGGAGATCATGGTATTGCAGGGTATATACAGACAGAGACAGATACTTTTGCTAGTGTAACTGGTAGAGGTTCTTCAACATCTACAGCATTGACTATAACAAATGCTGGTACAGGACTGACACTGACAGGTGGAAATACAACAGGTAGATTAGATGTTCAAAATGCTGGTGCTTATGCTATTTCATTAGATGCCCTTATTGGTATCAATACTTATAATGGTGTTGGATTAAAGATTGGAAACTATGGAACTAATGCTTGGAGAGCACAGATTGATGGTAGTAGTGGTGATATTAATGCTGGATCATACGTAACAAATGGTAGTTTAACTGCTGGATCTATGACTGTTGGTGGTTTGACATACCCAACTACCAACGGGACTCAAGGTTATGTCCTTACCAGTGATGGTGCAGGAAATGTTGGATGGGCAGCATCAACAGGTGGTGGTGGAGGTGGAGGTGCCAATGTAACCATTGGAGATACTGCACCTGGATCCCCTTCCTTTGGTGATCTTTGGTGGGAATCTGATAAGGGTCGTCTAAAGATTTACTACAATGATAGTGATAGTTTCCAATGGGTTGATGCATCACCACCACTATCACCAACAAATCTATCCAATGGTGATAACTTAATCTCAACAACAGGATTAACTGGTTCTGGTTTTGGTACAGAGAATGGTATTGAATTCTCCACTGATAACAACGGATCTGCTGGACTTCGTTGGAGAATTACTACACAGGGTCACCTATTACCTGCTGCTAATGATACATATGACATTGGTAGTGCTTCTTTTAAAATCAGAGACATGTATGTCAATGATGGATCTATTCACACAGAGAGTGGAAAGGCATTATCATTCCATAATGGTCAATTATCATGGGGTGATGATCCAGTTATCACTGTAGAAGTTCTGCAGCAACTGTTATCTTCATGTACTAGCTTTGGTCAGTTCAAAGATCACATCATGGGTCTATAAAATAAATAACACGGAAGGAGTATCTTAACCAATGGCAATCAATTTTCCCTCTACAGCAGGGCAAGCAACTGACGGAACGTTCACATATGTAGCAGCGGGTATTACCTACTCGTGGAATGGGGAAAGCTGGAATGCTGCTGGTAGTGGTGCTACTGCAACAGACAGAACAGTTTTCAGTGCTACCACTGCATCTGCTGGATCAACGTCACTATCATACAATTTTAACAATGGTGTTTTTACATACACGCCACCAGATCTTAGTAGTTATTTGACAACAACTGGTGATCTTAATACACATACTAATGTTAACCATGGCACTCCTAGTAATGGGGATCTGTTGTATTGGAATGCAACTAATATCGATTGGGAAAATCTAACACCTGGTTCTGGTAGTGGTTTAGATGCTGATCTCTTGGATGGTAATCAGGGATCTTATTATCAGAATGCTAATAATATTAATACAGGAACCTTAGGTTCTGGTAGATTATCTGGATCATATAATATCAGTATTGGTGGTTCTGCTGCTAGTATTCCAGAAGTTGACGACATTGGTAATGCAACTATCACTACTCCTACTGATGGTCAAACTCTTAGGTATGATGGTAGTAATTGGATCAACAGTGATGTAAGTAGAAGAAGAACTATTGCTGTTACACAACCAAGTGCTACTGATGGTAGTGCGTATAATTTATCAATGAGTGGTGCTCCAAATACATATGCTCTTTTGAAGATTGAAACATCACATGCTGCGTGGGTAACACTATACACAGATACTACTAGCAGAACAAATGATTCTAGTAGGAATGAGAATACTGACCCAACACCTGGTGATGGTGTTATTGCAGAAGTAATTACTAGTGGTTCAGTAGCACAGAAACTTACTCCAGCATCATTTGGGTATAGTGACACACAAAACAATACCATCTACATAAAAGCAGTAAACAAAAGTGGTAGTACAGTTAACTTACAGGTAACTGTAACTGTAGTTGCACTAGAGGAGTGATATGTCATCAAAAGTATACGTTGTCACCCTATATCGTAGGGAAGATCTACCAAATTTTTATGCTGAAATGGCAGGGAATAATATCCCTTTAGAAAAGAAGAGACCTATCAGTAGAAATACAAATTATTATTTGACTGAAGAACAAGCAGAAGAACTACGTAAAGATCCTAGAGTCTGGGGCGTAGAATCTCAGGAAGACTTTAAGATTAAACCATGCGTTGTTAATAGAGAACCATATAATAAGAGTGGTAACTTTTGGAAAGCAGATACTCAGGGAGGAACAACTATTAGTCCTAATGATTTGCAATGGGGACATATTCATTGTGCAGGAGATGATGCACAACGTGGTAAGAATAACTTTGGACCTATAAATCTGGGATGGAGTTACGAACAATCAAGTGGTGATGTTGATGTCTTTAATTCTGGTAGACATGTAGATGTTGTTATTGTTGATGATTGTGTTTCATATGATAGTGAAGAGTGGTATAGTCAATCTACTAATCAGACAAGATTTGTTCAGTATCAGTGGTTAACTGAACTGAATACTTTGGTTAATACTATTGATGATGACGCACAGTCAGAACCAGTTGGTACTATTACATACCATGAAAATGCAAATATGCCTTCTTACCATGGTAACCATGTAACAGGTACTGTTGCTGGACAGCATTATGGGTGGGCAAGAGAAGCAAATATATACAATCTTGCAGTTATTGATCCATGGGCATCTGGTCAGGCAATTCCTCCACTATTAATCTTTGATTACCTCAGAGCATTCCATAGATTAAAAGGTATTAATTCAGAAACAGGTAAGAAAAATCCTACTATAACCAATCATAGTTATGGTGGTATTAGATACATGCCCAATCAGCAAAATCTTACATTTGGTGATTTGCAATCGGTAACATTCAGGGGGGTGCAGTATGATTCTGGTAATCCAGGACCATCTGGTTGGACTCAGAGTGGTGTGGAAGATGATTTTGGTGTTAGATTTAACTTATCAGAATATCCAACATATAGTTCATCAATTGCTGCTGATGTACAAGATGCTATCGAAGAAGGTATTGTTGTTGTAGGAGCTGCTGGAAATGATAATTTATTAATAGCAGAAGTAGGTGATCAAGATTGGAATAATACTTTACAAGTTAATGGTGTTGGAACCTTTTACTATAATAGAGGTGCATGGCCCAATAGTCCTGATAGTGGTGCAATAAATGTTGGTGCTTTGAATAAACAAGCAGACTTTAGAAGATCTACTTACACGCAATTTGGTCCTGGCATTGACATCTTTGCTCCTGGTGATAATATTGTATCTGCATTTGGAAATAGTGGTTTAACTGATAGTAAATACGTGCAAGGATCTGGTAATTATTACTATCCTATTTCAGGAACTAGTATGGCATCACCTCAGGTATGTGGTGTACTTGCTTGCTTAGCAACAGGAAAGGATAGATTTAATCAAGAACAATCGTTTGCATACTTAGAAAAGTTATCTAAAGATAATGATATGACATTTAATCTCTCTGGTGGAGGTTTAGGTGATAATACTTGTTCGTTTGGTAGTCCAAACAAATATCTTTTAGCACAGTCACCAAGGGAAATTGTTGGTTTCATTCAGGATGTTGATGGTAGAAGAACATTTGGTGGTCAAACATACCCTAGATCTAATAGGTTATATGCACCATCTCCTACAAGTCAGTAACTACACTTTCTATTAAGGACATAAATAAACACGAGCACTAGTATCTGATAGGTTAGATGGCTGATCGTTTTCCATTGATTGTTAATTCTACATCAAAAAAGATTGAAGAACTTGTAGCAGGAGACAACTTAGAACTATCCAACAATGGGATTGTGGTTAGTGGAGATACAGGTGCGGGAAAATATTTAACGAGTGATGGCACGAATGTTTTCTGGGGTGTACCTGGTGATGTTTACTTAACACAAACCCAGACGTTAGAAAATAAAGTCTTCAATAACTGTACCATATCTGGTAACTTAAATACTTTAACTAATATCGCTAACAACGCTCTAGTTAACAGCGGTATTACTATTAATGGAACTACTATTCCTCTTGGTGGATCAGTAATCACTCCTAACGATAATACTACTTACGCTATATCTGCTGACGACGGTGCATCTGCATCATCAAAAACTATTTTAATCACTGCTACTCCTGGTGATACTACCAGTAGTGTTAACTTTGCGGTTGCAACTGCGAGTTCTGTACCATCAGGTGAGAATGCTCTTAACTTATCACTTGATAGATCTGGAAATACAATCACCCTAACGGGAACAGTTTTAGATAACAATACTATTACTAGACTGCAGTCTGCTACTGGTGGTAACTTAGTTTCTGGTGATATTGTTATTGCTGCTGGTAACTTTACTACAGTATCTCAGGTAGATAAAACAATTACTATCTCTGGTCAGGACACTGATACTATTACTAGAGTTAGAGCAACCACTGGTCAGTCATATACTGCTGGTGACTTTACATTCCTTGCTGGTGGTGCTGCTTCTGTAACTCAGGGTCAGGATGTAAATAGTGATCCAACAATTACTTACGAGTCAGTTAATACTATTACCAGACTTAAGGGTGGTTCTTCTGGATCATTAACATCTGGTGATGTCACTATCACTGGTGGAAATGCTCTTGGTGGAAACGTAGCAGTATCACAAAGTGGAAGCACTATTGAGATTGATAGCACAGATACCAACACAGTAACACAGTTGGCCAGTGGATCAGAGGTTCTTGGGTCTGGTGATTTTAGATTTCTTGCATCTGGTGCTACTAGCATTAGTGCAGCAGACAACTCTGGTGTAACTGAAATTACTATCAGTTCTGTTAACACTGACACTGGTGCATCTCAATCTGCTGGTGGTGGTCTTGTAAAAGCAGGGAATGAATTTAGTATCAAGAACAATACTAACTTCATTGGTAACACTGTCATGAAGTGGGACAGTGGTAACTCACAACTTACTAATAGTATCCTTGAGGATGATGGAACAACACTCACTGTTGGTGGTGACTTAGTTGTAGAGGGTACACAAACTATTTTTAACACCAGTGTTCTTCAAGTAGAAGATAATCTTATTGAACTTAGAAAAGGTCTTAGTTTAACAGCTGCTAGTGGTGGTATTCAAATTAACTTAACTTCAGATAGTGAGGGTAATGTTGAATCTTATAGACAATTAGAATGGCATAATAGTGGTGGATATTGGAGATCATTTGATGGTTCTGTTGACAATAGATTTGTAACAGAGACTGAGACACAGACTCTTACTAATAAGACTCTAACATCTCCTACGATGACCAACCCAGATTTGGGAACTGCTACTGCTACAACTATTAATGGTGTTACCATTTCTACAGCATCATCAGCAACACTTACTATCAGAGATGCTAAAGAACTTAATGTACAGAGAGATCTTCTATTAACATCTGATAACAACTTACAAGAAATTACTGTCAACTTCAGACAGGGTGGTAGTGTAGCAATGACTTCGGATACTCTTGCAGTATTCAACTCAACAACTTCTACACAGTTGAGAGCATTGGTTAGCGATACTACTGGTACTGCTAAATTAGTTTTCCAAGATAATCCTAATATTATTAGTGGAATGACCACCACATCTAGTGGTCTTACAATCTTTAATACCACTGCAACTTCTATTCTTGCTTATGGTGCAGCAGAATCTATTACCTTTGGTGCAGCAACTGGTACAACATTAATCAATCATAGTCTAACGGTTACAAAAGATACTACACTTGGAGCAACTTCTAGTGATGATCTCTTAGTCAATGCAACTGCTAACTTTGAAACGAATGATATTCTAATTCGTGGTACACAGACAGATCCAATGTCTATTGGTAGAGGTGCTGGTGCTGTTGGAACTAATACTAGAATGGGTGTTGCATGTTTAGATAACATCACTTCGGGATCTCAAAATACTGCGATTGGCTACAAAGCACTCCTCACATGTAATAGCGGTGCATCGAATACTGCAGTGGGTGTAAGGGCTTTGAGCCAAAATGGTGTCGGCACGAACAATATTTCAATAGGCCGAGATTCAATGCTCTCAAATACTTCGGGAGATAAGAACGTTGGGATTGGAAACAATACATTAGAGAGCAATGAGGCGGGTGAAGCGAATGTCTGTATTGGACACTATGCTGGTTATGGTATTACTGGTACTGGTAACGTCGTTATTGGACCAGCAGATAATGAGAACTCAACTAACGTTACTTACCAGTTAGATAATCCATCTGGTGATAGACAGTTAGTTATTGGTTCTGGTACAGAAGCATGGATTAAAGGTAATGCTTCGTTTGATACTACTGTAAGTAATAACTTGACTGTTGATGGTGATGCTCTTATTCAAGGATCATTGACAGTTAACGGTACTGTAGTTAGCATCAACTCAACCACTATGCAGGTTGATGATAAGAATATAGAACTTGCTTCTGTTGTTAACACTACCTTCTCTTGTATCACAGTTGATGGATCTAATATAATTTCAAGTATTACACCAACTGCAGGTTTGATTCCTGGTATGGAAGTTAACTCCACTACTGGTGGTATTAGTGTTCCTGTTGGCACGACTATTGTTTCGCTTAATGCTAACCAAGCAACACTTTCAAACTCTGTTACTGGTAGTGGAACAGCAACTGTTGTTGCTTCTGGTCCTTCTGATCTTGCAGCAAATGGTGGTGGTATTATTCTTAAGGGACTTGACGCATCACTTGGTGGTACAGGAGATAAGACAATCCTTTATGATCACAGCAGAACAGATAAGTATTGGACAGTTTCTGAAAACCTTGAGATTGCATTCGGTAAGAAGTTTGTTATTGGTAACCAGTTAGCAATATCTGCTACTGCTCTTGGTACAACAGTTGTTGACTCTTCACTAACATCAGTTGGTGTTCTAGTTGGTCCTGCTGGATCACCCGCACTAGAAGTTAATGGTGCTGCTGTTCTTGGTGGTAGAGTTCTTGAGAAATCATTTAGTAGTTTCAGTTCAGGATTTACTATCAATAGTAATGTTATTAGTGTCACTGCTGCTGCAGCAAATACTGTTTGTGGTAACACTTCATCCAACACTGCTATTAATGAGTGGGCGTTTAATACTGCTGACCCAGATGGTAACCTTATTGCAAATAATCAATCACTTACACTTACTTTAATTGTGGATGCTTCTACCGCGTCTACATATGGTGATGCCTGTTCTGTTGATGGAAACAGCGTTACTAACGGTGTCGAATGGTCGGGTGGTTCACCACCAGTTGCTACATCAAATACCGACATTCTTACTTTTGTAATTATCAAAGACGGTTCTGGTGTCATTAGAGTCTTTGGTCAAGGCAACACAGACTTTAGTTAGAGGACTTATAAATGCCAGTAGGATTTAGTAGTGCCGCGAGGAACTTATTTCTCTTAGGTTCAACGGGAGCAGTTGCATCAAACTTTTTCAAACAGGTAGATGAATCTTCAAATGCCTTAGGTACTTGGATACCAAGAAGTATAATTTATAATTCTTCTGATCAAAAGTATATTGTTGGTGGATATAATAAAGATTCCAACACAAAAGATCGTGGTTGGATTAGTAAAAGAGATTATGATATCGAAACTGATCCAGAGAACCCAACAACAACACAAGAATGGAATGTAGAATCTCAATATGCAGTACCCAATGGTGGTAATGTTAGATTCAAGTCAGTAAAACTTGACGTTAATGATAAAGTTATTGTAGCTGGAACAATTGATATTGTTACTGGTGATGTACCATTAGTTGCTAGGTACTCTGCTACTGGTGTATTGGAATGGCAAGCAACCAGTTATTATAATGGTAGAGCAACCGATATTACTTCTGATGATAATAATTATTATATCTGTGGAACCAATGATTTAGGAGAAGCGTTTGTTGAAAAATATGATACAAATGGAAATCCTTTGTGGTCTCAGATAGTAGATACTGGATATCCAAATGGTGAGACTAGATTAGAAAGTATTGGTGTTAATGATAGAGGACATGTTGTTGCTGGTGGAACACTGGATGCTACTACTCCCGAACGTGGATATCTTATTAAGATTAATACTGACACTGGTGAAGTCTTATGGGATAAAACATTCTCCCGTGCATATGATGAGGATGGTACTTTTGGATATAATGCACCAGTAAATATATGGGAATTGTATGTTGATAGTAGGGATCAAATTTATGTTACTGGTACATATGGTAGTCCAGAACGTCAGTGGATTGCTAAATTAACACCAGAAGGAAATATTATTTGGCAGAAGGGAACTAATAATACAACAAATGTTTTGGATGGTCTTAGTATAACGCCCATAGGAATTAGATCTGATGGTGAAACAGAACAGACTATTGTTTTATCACAGCAAGCAGATACCATACAAACTTATCTTATTTTATCAAAATATTCTAAGGATGGTGAACTTGTTTGGAGAAGAAAGATGGATAAGGGTAATACATCTAGTGCTTCTCCTCTTAGAACTTTTGGTGCTAGCTTAGACGCAGACCCATCTTTTTATTATATTTCATATGTAGATCAATCTTTCAATGCTGTTTCTGGAACACCAGATACTTACTACTTTGGTAAAGTAAGTAGTTCTGGTAATGGTTTAGGTGCTTTTGATTATGATGATGGTAGTGCAGTAACACTAGAGTATACAATCTATACTGGTGATACTGATGCAATAGAAAGAATAAAAGATGGTTCTGTTAGGTATGATACTAGTGATATGATGTCATATCCTTTTGGTGCTAATCAATTAGTCTTTGATGATTTTGCTACACCTGTTACAAATAAAAAGAGACAAGTAACTCAAAATAATTCAGTTGATCTTACTCTTGGTTCTGCTATGAGAATTGCAGAGGGTTCAGAAATAAACCTGGTGGGTCATACTGGTGTAGTAGACACAGGACTTGGACCCCTATTACTCGTTGATTCTCGTGGTGATAATGTGGTTGGTGGTAGTATGAGAAACATTGCTGGTCAAGCATCTAGTAATTATAACGCTTGGTCTAATACTAATGCCACTTGGGATTCTACAGTAGCAGGAGGAGCATGGGACTTTGATGATAGTGTTCCAAGTAGAATGTCTTTTGATATATCACCCTTCTTTAATACTGCTGCTGACACACCATTCACATTAGAAGTGTGGGCACAAAGAGACGATAGTAATAGCTGGCAGACAATTGTTTCTATTGCTACCTCATGGATTCAAATAGCATTTGATTCTAACAATAGAATTGCTTGTGGTAGAAATGGTGGCGGTGGTGGTATTAATGCTAGAGCTGGACTCTTTACAACAGAAGCAGACCGCTGGTATCATATTGTCATGACTTATGATGGCAATGATAATGGAACTAATGCTTATATTGACATCTATGTTGATGGTGTGAAGACTAGATCCAAGATAGACATGGGTGTCAATGGCAATAGTAATGGTTCTAACTTATATCTCGGAAGACATGCTGGTGATGGAGAATTTTTAGATGGTTATGTTGGAGAAGTTCGTCTTTACAATAGAGAATTGAATGAGATAGAAGTTGCTCAAAATTATAATGCTAGTAAAGAAAGATTTACTGGCGAACCACAGTTCGGTAAAGTTCTCACTAATGATGTGGATGTTAGTTGGGTAGATCAATCCAATGGGTACAAAGCATACGTCGGTAATACTTCACCAACATATAGTGCCAGTGATGGTTCGTGGGAATTTGATGGTAATGGTACTAATCTCAGAGATCATCTCACCATTGATATAGAAGAATTTACTATCTATGGATGGGAAATGTGGTTTGAAAACTACAATATTATCAATAATAATGACAACAGCATTGGAGGACCATCAGGATATCAGGTACTAGCATCATGGGCATACCCTGCTGGTATTACTTTAGGTGGATGGACTGCCTCTGCTACAAATGAAGCTATTACATTCTGGTCCAGAGAAAATGGTGCTGGTGGTGGAGATAGCGACGCAACATACACTAGAACAGAGGTGCCGACAGGAAAACATCATTTATTTGTTAGATGGAATGGTTCTACCTACGATATTTTTGTCGATGGTGTAAAACAAACCGTTTATAGTTTGAATGGTGGTAATGCTGCTCAATTGGTAACATACACAGGAAAGTGTATTCACATTGGAGGTAACAATTCCACTTACTTCTTCAATGGTAAAATTTTTGAGACAAGATTGTATCAAAAACAAATATCTGAAGCACAAGTATTACAAAACTACAACGCTACCAAGGCTAGGTACCTTGATGAAAAAGTTTCAACAGCACCAAAGGTTGTTGGTAACAGATTAGTAGTTGACAATAATTTAATATTACACTATGACTTTGGAAACAGAGCATGTATTGATGGAGCACATAATAAAATTCCATGGAGTTTTGATGAAGGAAACTGGGGTGAAGGTAGTAATGGAACACTTGTTAGAAATGCAGGTATTGCTCCTGATGGAACAAACACTGCTACTAAAGCATCTACAGTATCATCTGACATAGATACTAGTCCACAACTGGGAATGGTGGCACCTGGACTTACTGGTCAGATAGCAATAACAGGAGGCAAGACATATACTCTTTCTATATGGGCTAAGGCAAGTACACCAGACCAAGTTGGTAATGACTTTAAGTTGAGATGGAAACGTGTTCAAGGAACTAATTTATTTCCTGAAATTACTTTTCAACTGGAGGAAGATTGGAAACGTTATAGTGTAAGTGGAACAACTTTTTCTGATAACAGTACGATTGCTTGTTATGTTGGAGGAGTTATTGGTAGTGAAGCATTAGTTTGGGGTGCTCAACTAGAAGAAACATCGTCTTCTCCTATATTTGTTCCATCATACGGAACTGCAAAAGTCGTTCCAACCACAGTAAAGAACCTCTCAAGTAGTTCTTTCCCTGGCACAATCAACGGAGGAGCTACATTTAATAGTGCTGGTGAATACTTTGAGTTGGATGGAACCGACGATTACATCGGATCAAGTAGTGTAGTATCACCTGGATCAGATGACTTTAGTGTTATCTTCTGGTATAAACTAACTGGAAGTGGAGGTCGTGGTGGTCTGTTTGAGAGAGCATCTGCTTCTCCTTACAGTGGATGGTCATTAGGTCAAGGAGGACCAACTAATTGGGGTATTGATATTAGAGATGCCAATAATGATAATGCTTCTTTCCAATATACTTTCCCAACAATTGACCAGTGGTATTGTGATGCTTTTACTTGGAACTATTCAGGACAGACACTAATACCATATAGAGATGGTTCTAATGCTGGAACAGCTACTGTCTCAGGAAGTGTTGGATCTCTGGATGGTAATACAAGATACCCCATGGCGATTGGTGCTAGACTTGATAGTGCTCTTGCAATATACTTACCTATGGAGTGTGGTGAAGTCCAAGTTTATAACAAGGTTCTAACTGCTACAGAAATATCCCAAAACTTCAATGCCACACGTGCTAAGTACGGTGTCTGATAAATACATAAAGCATAAGTATATCAAATCCGAGGAACATAGGTAATGGCAAGAAAATCCATTAAAAGTAATTATTATCTCTTTGATGCGTCCGCTAGAGAAGTTATCATCCCTGGTGGTATTCAGCGTGAGCAATTAGTTCTTATCACTAATGTAACATCCAACAAGGTAATCTATAATTTCTCGGATCCTGAACTGACTGCTACTACATACGAAATCACTACTGATATTCGTAACAACACCACTACTAGGGTTGTGTTGTCATATAATACAACTGCAATGTCTGACACAGACAAGTTGCAGATCATTTATGATGATTTTGAAGAGACTATAAAACCAGCAGAGACATACAATGATGCTGTAAACAAGCACAAGATGTCTCAACCACAGGCACAGATTGATACTGACTTTGAGTATGGTACTCAGGATACTAAGTGGGAATCGTTGGCAATGATCAACAACAACCCATTTGCATATAAGTCACAAGATCCTATTGTAATTACTGAGATGCAAACCTCTACTAACAGTAGAGAAGTTGAGGTCTCATGCTCTAACTCCCCTGCTGCTGGTTCTGCTATCTATGTTCAAGACTCTGAATTCCAAGGTGCGAACGGTGTCTTTATTATTGATAGTGTAAGTACATTAGGAGCGTTTGTTGGTTTTAGATATACTGCAAAATATGAATGGACTCAGGGTGCTCAGGACGTATATACTCCTGCAAGAACTGCTATCTATCAAGGTATTCACTTTAGTGGATCTGATCTTGGTGGAACAATAACCTTGTCCACACCATCTGGTGTGATGTCTGGTTCTATTGAAGTAGAAACATCACAAGCACATGGTTTGGAAGTTGGTAATGAAGTTGCAATTGCTGGTTCTTCTGGTACCAATGTTAATGGATCTTGGGTTATTTCTAGAGTAGAAACCCCAACTAAATTCTTTTATTTCCCTGATGCAGCACCATCTGGTTCTGTAAACAGTGGAACTATCAAACTATATCCAAGACCACAGGGAGCATCTGTACATAGATCTTTTGATGGTGGTGTTAAATTCTCTACTAACTCTTCTTCTAAAAATCAACAGGCAATTAGACAAACAAAAAGATATTTCCGTTATCAGTCTGGTAAAGGTGTCTCATTCTCTACTGGTTCTATCTTGGAACCAGCACTACCAAACCTTGATAATATCTCAGCATCTGGTACTACAGTAACTGTTGTATCTTCTGAAGCACATAACGTTACTAGAGATACAGTTGTTGATGTTCGTGGTGTAACTGATAATAATTACAATGGTGTTTATGATGTTACTAATATCATTGACCCATATACTTTTGAGTATGTTACGTCATCTGCTCCATCTGAATCAGAAGCTTCTGGTGAGTATACTGTAACACCAGTTAATTCATATGGTACTAAGTTAGAACTTGGTATGATGGATCAACAGAATGGTATCTTCTTCCGTTGGGCAAGTGGTAATCTTAGTGTTGTACGTAGAACTTCTACATTCCAGTTGGCAGGTAGAGTTTCAGTAGCAAATGGTAGCACTTTGGTTTCTAGTTACACTGGTCCTAATGGACAGGGTACTAAGTTTTCAAAACAGTTGAAGCCAGGTGATTATATTATTCTTCGTGGTTCTTCTTATCGTGTTGATGGTATTGTTTCTGATACACAGTTGGTTATTTTCCCTGACTATCGTGGTCCTAATGATTCTGGAGCACTTGCTGCAGAGAACATGATCGTAACTAAGACTGTAGAAACAGAATGGAATCAGTCTGACTGGAACATTGACCGTTGTGATGGAACTGGTAAGACTGGTTATACTCTTGACCCAACCAAGATGCAGATGTTCTACATGGACTACTCTTGGTATGGTGCAGGTTTTGTACGTTGGGGTTTCCGTGCTTTGGATGGTGACGTTATCTACGCACACAAGATTCCTAACAACAACCAGAACACTGAAGCATACATGAGATCTGGTAACTTACCAGCTCGTTATGAAGTTAATACTCTACCTCCTGCTACTACTGCATCTAAGACATTCTCTAGTGGAGATACTACATTATATCTAAACACAGCACCAACACACTTCCCATCATCAGGAACTCTTCGTGTTAAGAGAACTACTAGTGGTACTGCAGGTGTTCAGGAATATATTAATTACACTGGTAAGACTCAATTCATTCAAGATGTTATTAATGTGAGTGGATCTGCAAATACTATTGAAGTTGCATCTACTACTGGTCTAAGTCCTGGTGGTCAGCAGACTATTATCTTTGACCAACCGTTCTCAAATATTGTTTCTAACAAACCATACTATGTTGCTGCAGTTCCATCTGCTACAACTTTTAAAGTTACTTTAACTCAAGGTGACTCAACTGGTATCTCTCTTGATACACAGGTTGGATCTCCATTGTCTCCACTTGCACGTTCATTCTCTGGATCATTTACTGGTATTATTAGAGAGCAAGCTGGTAACTCAAGTGTTGACTTGACTATGGCATCTGGTACATCTTCTGGTACTGTAAACTCCAACACTGGTATTCAGAAAGGACAAAGACTTATTGGTAGTGGTGTTCCCGCTGATACTTTTGTTCATTCTATTAGTGGCAATAATATTATATTGAGTAAAGCAGTAAACAGTGCAAACCCATCTGGTGTTAGGTTTATTCCTCTTGGATCTTCATCAGCACAGAACTTTAACTATGATGTTACTCAACCAGTTGGTGTAGAACTGATTGGTGCAACGTCTGTACCACAGATTAGTCACTGGGGTTCATCTATTATCATGGATGGTAGACTAGACGATGACCGAGCATATGTGTATACGGTTGGTACTAAATTAAGAAGACAGATCGGTACTGGTAATAACAAGACACGTTCTGTTCTTGCTCTTAGACTAGCACCATCTGTTGACAATGGTATATCTGGTGATTTTGGTACTAGAGATCTTGTTAATAGAATGCAGTTGGTTCTACGTAGCATGGACGTGCTATCTGAGGGACAGTTCTTTGTGGAACTGGTATTGAATCCAATTCCAACTCAAACTGTTGATTGGTTACCTGTTGGTGGTACATCTCTAGCACAATATACTAACATGAATGGTCAATCTAACATTGATTATATTGGTGGTGAAGTTATTTACGGATTCTATGCTGGTGGATCTGATGGTAACGCTATCCCTGAAAGTTATAGTCTAGCTGAAGTTAAAGAGATCTCTAACTCCATTCTAGGTGGTGGTACAAATGACTATGAAAATACACAACCACCAAATCCATCAGGTATCTTCCCAGATGGACCAGAGGTTGTAGGTATCCGAGTTACTAACATTGGTAGTTCTGCTGCTAAGATTGACGCACGTATTTCTTGGAAAGAAGCACAGGCATAAATAGAATGGCCTTGATAAGTTATAATGACTAATGAAAAAATTAAAGAGGTAAAGGAAGAGAAGAAAGGTATATTTGCTAAGGCAAAAGATGCACTTCTTCCCGACCCCGAAGAGCAAGCAGCAATCATCAGTACATTTGTCAGAATTACTGTGCTGGCCTGGTCTGGAGGGATCTTAACTTTAAACTATGTCGCCATACCTGGCGTCCCTCAACAGAAAATAGATCCGACATTTATAGCTTCGGTTTTTACAGGAGTTTTAGCTAGCTTCGGAATTCAGACCGCATCTAAGAAAGGTGACGGTACTATGAAGATGGATAAGAATGGTAACCCTACTAATGGTGGACCTCCTCCTGTCACTGCTAAAGATATCGAAGCGATCATAGCGAAAGCTGGATCTGGTGGACCTGTTCAAACTATTAGAGTTGAACAAGCACCTCTTAAAATTACTACCGACGACAAACCCTATAAGTTATAATCATGCAAAAAATAATTAATGTACTCGCTGTTACGTCTTTTGTTGTATCTGGTGCCGCTGTTGGCGGTGCTGGTTACGTATATCTTAACAAGGATGCCCTCTTAGATGGCGTCAAAGGAAAGATTACTGAGGCAGTAATGGGATCAGTAGGTGGAGCACTTCCAGATGCTATAGGCGGTGCTATGCCTGAATTACCTGGTGCAACAGGACCTGCTCTTCCTTTCTAAATTATATTTGTAATATATGATGGAGATCCCTGAGATTAAAATCAAGGGTGGTGAGATTGATACTGTTCGTATCCCTTACACTCCTGATTATTTGGCACAACCACCCCAAACAATAAGAATAGGTACACCAGTCACTAGTCAGATTGGCGTACCTATTGTTGATGTGCCTGGTTGTGTGGAAGCACATCAGGTTGATGAGAATAACATGCTGGAAGGAGATGATCCTAAAGGTGTGAGGGTTTATTGTGATGGTCAGCAACCATCCTTTAACCCTATTGATTACAACAAAGAAGATTTGCAATTCACAGGAGAGGCAGAGGTGCCCGCTATACCCCCTCCAAAGGATCTTGAGGTAGATGCACCAGAAATACCAAAGAAGACAGTTACAAAGGAAATAAAGTGCCCTACAGAGGCACAACAATTAAAGCAACCAATTGGTACGTTAGTTAAAGATGGAAAAGAAAAAATTATTGAGTATAGATTGGTTGGAAAAGAATGTATAGCAATATCTGAAGAAATATCTTTTGCAGATCAGGTTGTTAAAGGAATACCATCTGCTAATCAGGTTGCACAAACTGGAGGTATAGCAATCGTAGCAACCGCAGCTGCTACTGCAACTCCTATCCTATTGAAGGCTATCAAACCCATAGTTAAACAGGCAGTTAAAAAAATTCAGAAACTATTAGGTAAAGAACCTCCTAAACTATCTGCTAGTGATATTAGAGCTGATAAGTATCGTGAGAAGAAAGGACTACCTCCTATCAAACGTCCTAAGAAAAAATAATTATTTTTCTTTTAGTGTACCAATAGAATGAGTTCCTAAGGATGATGAATCAGTTGATACTTCTTTAGGAGTAAGATCAATTTCTTTTACTTCTTTCTTTTCGGTTCCTTCAATGTTATGTTTATGTGGAACCATAAAGTTCACACCAACTACCTGTACGTCAGCACATATCTTTGCATACTCTGTGTTAGGAGCGAAACGAATTCCCTGTTTCATCAATTCTCCGCAATTTTTTAACCTGGCTATCTCAAAATCAAGTCGCTTATTGGCATTCGCTTGAGTCATCAAGTTAATATTTGCTTGTGCTGCTGCTTTACATTGGTCTTGTAATGACTTATCTAATGGTTTAGACCATGTAGCACTAAAACCTACTGCAATGTTGGTGTTATTCTTTTGACCTGTTCTTGTGGGGATGTGGTATAGTACGTCACCTGGATTGTCTAACACACCATCCTCATTCAAGTCTGACATGTCGTACACAGGATCCATATAGATTGGCTCATAGGGATGCTGTTGTGACACCGCACCTGTGAGGTATGGCGTGAAGTTCATGGTAGGTCCTTGGCATTGTATACCACTACCATATGTGTTGGTTATGTATGGACCTTGTAAAACCTGTATTGCCTGGTTGGTTACTGAGCCAGAACTATTAGCTATGGGACTTGCTGTTGCACTCACACCCCCTACAGTCTCCGCCCTTATGACAGGGGCAATCGCAAGATTTAGTAGACATAATGCTCCTATTGTTGGAATATACTTGTTGTGTCGGTGATTGATGTCACCTCTGTTTCTCTTTGAATTATTGTGTGGTTTTGAAGCCCAGCTCCAGAAAGGGTTTCTGTGAACTGAAACGCTGCTCCTGGTGTTGTCTGTACAAAGTTCGGTTTGCCTGTTATACTTGTCCATGATGATGTCACGCCATTAATAGTTACATTGTTTGTTCCTGTCGTGGGTGACAGGTTGCCATCAGCGGTTACGCCTGAGCCAGTCACAGAATATTGATATCCTGTGTTGTAGTCCATAGAATTTATTGTCTCAGTTACCTTACTAGTAGTCTCCGTGTGGCTCGACATTGAGCCCTGGGTAAAATTTGGTACCACGGGGACTGCCTTGACATCTGCAGTAGTTAATACTACTACTGCACTTGTCACAGTAAATGAGATTATCTTTCCAAAACGGATGTTCACGAGGATTCCTCACTAATCGATAACGGTAATCTCAGATACGAATTGTCCAGTAGCTGTAGTACCTGCTCCACCAGCTGTTATGCCAATGACTGAGGCACTTGTGAGAGTTCCAGCCAAGGTATCTTTAGCACCAGCTGCAACTGAAGTAAGACTACTAAAGTTAGGGTTAACACCAACAGTCGCCGCACCTGTGGGGACCGCATCAGCTTGAGTGTACGACTGGGCAAAGCTGAAAGCCGCACCTGCTGTGTCTTGGGTCGCTGCAATGGCACCTGGCGAGTAGACGCCTGAGGTTATGGTACCTGCACTGACCGTCCCAGCCGTCGTTCCATCAGTTGTGTCTATGTTTGAGCCACTTATAGCGAAAGAAGAACCTATTCTTGAAGCTGTTGATCTTGCAGCGTCAACTGTAAGTTGCACACTAGAAGCGTGTTTAGTAACAAGTCCACCAGCATTTGCTGCACTGGCAGTCATCAATAACATTATAATAGGAATTAGTTTCTTCATGAATATGCAAACGAGTCATTGTGTCCGTATTTATTTATCAAACTTGCTTATGTTCACAGTAAGCATTTATTTCGTGTAAGAATCCCTTATATTATTAATAAGAAATACTTATTTCGACCGTACCTTGACATAACTTAATGTTTGCTATATAGTATTGTTACGTTTCTTAACAAACGAATGACAAGTTCAACATCCAACATGGATCGTTATACAACTACTGAGTATGGTAAGCAGAACATGTTCTCTGCTGAACCACCTATGCAGTATGTTGATGACTATAAAGGATATGGACCAAGTGCAGAGCAACTTAACGGTCGTCTTGCGATGATCGGTATGGTAGCAGCCTTGACATCCTACATTTCATCTGGTAGTATATTCTTCTTTGGAGCTTTCGGTATTTAATGCCCGATTCTAATCAACTCTATGAGGACATGGAAAAGCTAAACGATCTCTATGAAGAGTTACTTTGGCACCACGATGATGAATTACAGTTCACCCATGATGGTGAACAAATCATAATCATAAACAAAACACAACAGGAACAAAAACAATGACACCAGAAGCAGAAAAGTTTAACGGTTGGGCAGCAATGATCGGTTTCGTAGCCGCAGTTGGTGCTTACATGACCACAGGACAAATTATTCCAGGTATCTTTTAAGACAATAGGTCTCTATTAATTCTACCCCTAACACAAATCTAAGAAAAATGACTTCAAACACAGCAACAATCTCTGATAAAGCACAAAAACTTTGGGCAGAGAAATGGAATGGCAGACTTGCTATGCTAGGTCTTATCGCAGCAGCAACATCTGACTTTCTTACAGGACATATGTTCTTCGGACAGTTCTGATATGATGACGGAACTAGTAGCAGTAGATTCATTTCCATACTGGAAAGCAATTGCTTGGTGTTTCTACCCAATGACAGTTTTAGTATTGATTGAACTCTTCTCACGGTTCTTGAATAATGATGACGATGATGATGACCGAGATGGTGGCATAATGACCCCAGTTTACCAAGGAGCACAAGCATGATTTATCAAATTGTATTCGCATGTGTAGTAGGATACACAGCAGTTAGCGGACTTCCATTTGTATTCTCCTAAATACATTTGAATATCGCCGCCGCAAAAAGAGACCTCTGCCAAATAACAGAAGGTCTCTTTTTCATGGTATAATATATTGATGGATAAATCTGAAATCAAAAAACATTTAAAATTTCTCAATAATCTTAAACGAGACTTACAACGAAACCCTAGACACAGAGTTCCTAAGCACCCATTCAGAAGATATGGGTATAAATACCCATCTTTTAAGGGTTGACAAAAACGTAACAAAAGTTTATAATAAATAAATTGAGATGAGGGTTTCCTCATTTTTATTATCCCCCTAACCAAGACCACGGGGTTATAATGTCTTTTTATCCACTAGTGAAGGGATTAGTGGAAATATTATATCGCTCTTACCCTTTGAGCCCTATAAACATCTTATTGTCCTCATGACAACTCTTCAAAGAAGAGAACAAGGTCTCCTATCTGGATGGTCCGAGTTCTGTGACTGGGTTACATCAACAAACAACAGAATCTATGTTGGTTGGTTTGGTGTTCTAATGATCCCATGTCTTCTAGCAGCTACAACCTGCTTTATCGTTGCATTTATTGCAGCACCTCCTGTCGATATCGACGGAATCCGTGAACCTGTTGCAGGTTCATTCATGTATGGTAACAACATCATCTCTGGTGCAGTTGTTCCATCATCAAACGCAATTGGTTTACACTTCTATCCTATATGGGAAGCAGCGACTCTAGATGAGTGGTTGTATAACGGTGGTCCTTACCAGTTGGTAATCTTCCACTTCCTTATTGGAATCTCTGCCTACATGGGTAGACAGTGGGAACTATCATACCGTTTAGGTATGAGACCATGGATCTGTGTAGCATACTCTGCTCCAGTGTCAGCAGCATTCGCTGTATTCTTAGTGTATCCTTTCGGACAAGGAAGTTTTTCTGATGGAATGCCTTTAGGTATCTCAGGAACATTCAACTTCATGTTCGTATTCCAAGCAGAACACAACATACTAATGCATCCTTTCCATATGGCGGGTGTTGCTGGTATGTTTGGTGGAGCATTGTTCTCTGCTATGCATGGTTCACTTGTTACATCTTCTCTAATCAGAGAGACTACAGGTTTGGATTCACAAAACTATGGTTATAAGTTTGGACAAGAAGAAGAGACATACAACATCGTTGCTGCCCATGGGTACTTCGGTCGTTTGATCTTCCAATATGCTTCATTCAATAACTCTCGTTCACTACACTTCTTCCTTGCCTCATGGCCTGTGATCTGTGTGTGGTTAACATCAATGGGTATATGCACAATGGCATTCAACCTTAACGGTTTCAACTTCAACCAGTCAGTCGTAGACGCATCTGGTAAGGTTGTTCCTACTTGGGGTGACGTTCTTAACAGAGCAAACCTAGGTATGGAAGTAATGCACGAGCGTAATGCTCACAACTTCCCTCTTGACTTAGCATCTGCTGAGACATCTGAAGTTGCATTAACAGCACCATCAATCGGTTAAATGAACAACCTACTGCAGAGTCCTTATAGGGACTTGATAGAATTTGGTTTCTTTATTGCAGTGGGTCTCACGGCAGGTTCCTTGGGGTTGATTTAATTAGAATAACTGTTAGAATAAATGGGAGGGGTAAAATCCTCCCATTTTTATACCTTTTAATCAAATGAAAGAAACAATCAAATTTACCATCGCACAAGATGGTACTGTAACCGAAGAAGTTCTTGGATTATATGGTGACGCATGTGAAAAACTCACATCAGATATAGAAGAAAGTCTTGGGTCAGTTAAGTTTAAAGAATCCAAAGCGGAGTATTACACACAGAAAAATGTCACACTTCAGTCAAATCAAAACAAAATTAAAATGTAAAGAGTCCTTAGTGAGTGCTTTGAATACACTAGGACATGACGTGGAACATAATGTAGAGTTAGAAGTTAGGGGTGGTCATGCAGATGGTCATCCCAAATTTAATGCTTGTGTTGCTATTGCACCAGACATAGGATTTAGTTGGTGTGATAGGAATGAGCATTACAGATTGATTGCAGAGGAAGATACATGGGATCTAAATGTTCCTGTTCAAAGGTTCATTGATAAACTAACGCAACAGTATGCTATTGAAAAAATCAAAAGACAAACTGCTGCAGAAGGTTATGTTATAGAGAGTGAGACTAAGAATCTTAATGGTTCAGTTGAACTCCTAGTTAGTAGGTGGTCCTAAATAGTACATCTACACGTATCATTATGTCTTGTCCATCATTAAGAGAAGAAACCTTAAGTGCTCTACGAAATAATGCCATCGGTAATATTAGTAAAGCAAAACTCAATGTTGAAATTTACTTACACAATCCTGTAGGTATAGGTGAGCATTCAGATGTCTTAGGTGCTATCCAAGATCAACTTGACATCATTGCAAAAGAAGAAGAACGCATTGATATGATTGATAAGCATTTCAATGACCATCATCACGAAGAAGTATCTGCTGCTACATACAAAGCACAAGAACACAGATACGATTAAGGTTGCAAAAATTCTTTGACTATGGTATACTAAGGGGGTTAACACCCTCTTTTTTATGGAATCATTAGAAATATTTCCTGCTAGGTTAATTAAAGGTCATGCTCCTATGCTAAATGAATACAAGGAAGATCTAGTAGATTACCTCTATGATTTTTCTAGTAAGAATGAGTCTAGTGCAGCAAGTAACATAGGTGGTTGGCAATCAAACTCTTTTATGTATCGTGAACCTAGTTTCAAACCATTTAGGAATTGGATGTGGAATACATTTGAACCCTATATTACAAAGGTTGCACAGAGCATTGAAGAATTGGGTAACAACAGTCCAAATCTGGAACTCTATAATGTATGGTTTAATATAAATGAAACTGATACATTTAATATGATGCATACACACCCACACTCCATTTATTCTGGAGTCATGTGGATCAAAGCACCAGAAGATTGTGGCAACCTTGTATTAGTAGACCCATCAAAACATAATGTATTTGGTCTTGTTCCTACAGAATATGAGTTTGAACCAATAGAAGGTAATATAGTTTTATTCCCTTCACATGTTCCACACTATGTAAAACCAAACAATTCAGACGAGGATAGAATCTCTGTATCATTTAACATCGTATTATACAAATGAAAATTACTGCATATACAACATCAGGATGTTTTTACTGTGTTCAGTTAAAAGAACTGTTCAAACGTGCCAACCTAGAATATGAATTGATAGAGTGTCACGATGCAGATCCAATGTTCATAGAGAACTGGAAACAATTAAGAAAAGATTATCCTGACGTTAGATCATACCCCTTTGTTGTCATTGATGGCAATAGAATTGGTGGTATTGTAGAGACTGCTAAATTTCTCAAAGATAAAGGTTTGGTTTCCTCTAGACAAAAATGAAAGAACTTAAAATAAATAAAGGTATAGAGCTCATGCTTAGGGGGGCGATACCGAAGGACAAAAGAAATCCAAAACCTGAAAATGGTTTTACAATTACCAAATTATTTACCCTACGAAAGCGAAGAGTTTACTTCAACTTAGAATTTTTGTGGGACAAAGAAACATAAGTTCGGAGTTGAACAATGACTGAAACGATGATGATCTTTATCTCAGTAACTACATCCTTTATCTTCTTAGCAATTGGAGTATTATTTGGATGGGTAGCTGCAGAAGTAAAGCAAGAACACATATACGTTACACAACAGGAGGAAAATTTTCATCCAGAAATGTTTAACTCGGATGGTAACTGGATTAACGAGGAACTTCTCTCAGTTCGCTTCTTAAATGAGGATGAAATTGAAGAGGAATAAATATACTTACGACATCACTTAGGTTATGCAATTATTATTACATGAAGTGCTTCAAAAGGTTAGCAATGCTAAGACAAAGGCACAAAAGATTAAACTTCTACAGTCACATAATACACCAGCACTCAGGCAAATCCTGATTGCTAACTTTGATGAGAGCATTATCTCAATGCTACCAGAAGGTGAAGTGCCTTATAAAAAGAATGATGCTCCTGAAGAAACAGAGCACACTAAATTAGTACACGAGTACCGTAAACTCTATCTCTTCTTTAAGGGTGGAGCAACTATTTCTCAGACTCGTAGAGAGACTCTATTCATTCAACTGTTAGAGGGTCTACACAAGGGAGAAGCAGACGTTCTTATTCTAATGAAGGATAGGAAGATAGGTAAGCGTTGGAAGATCACTAAGCAGTGTGTTGAAGAATCGTTTCCTCAAATCCAATGGGGAGGACGTTCCTGATGGGTAAAGGATGTAATGTTATTCATCAAGACTGTGACCCAAAATTAGCACAAGATAGAAGTCTGCCATACAATACTTTCCTCATTGAATACAGTGTGGATGGTAAACCTAAGTTTGATATTGCTTCGGGCAGTGGGCAGGTAGATATTTTTGATGAATATTGGGATAAATACAGCAGTGATTTCAAAAATATGACACAGACAGAGGGTAGAATTAACCCAAAACTGTGGAAAGGAAAACCAAAGGCACAGAAACCAAAGGCACCTCCAAAGGCACCTCCAAAGGCACCTCCAAAATCACCACCTCAAGGGAAAAAGAAATGAGTGCAGAGCAACAAGGACAATGGGCAATCTTCTATCGTAAGATGTCTGAACCAACAGTATGGCACACTATGAAACTGTGGAGAAACGATGGTGTCCTTGTATCTGCAAAGACTTATGATGATGTCTATAAGTTTGGTCGTTACAAAGAAGCATTTGATTTTGCAAAGAATCTAATCATGGAAGAACCAATAGCAAAATATGATGCTCAGGTGAAGAGAGTGTGTAAGGCAAGAGGAGAAGCATTTTATTTAGCACAATGTTAAAACGGTATAAAGAAATACAAAAGGCTTGACATAAATAGTATTGGTATGCTAACATACCTATACGTTCATCTCACAAGAGACGCAAGTAAGACGACACGGAACGGATACGTTCATCCCTAACGGGACGCAAATGCCGCCCGAAGGAACGGTCTAAACAACCTCATCCTACAGGAGAAAACCGATGGCACAAGTCACATATCGTGGTGTTAAGTACGACACCAACGACAATAAGCAAGCAAAATCACAGATGGTTACATTAACCTACCGTGGTGTTAAGTCTGAAAAGGAATTAACTGCTGCTTAGTCACTTACTTAAACCAAAAGCAGGGGAAACCCTGCTTTTTAATGGGTAGAAATACGTAGGCAATAATATTCGTTTCAATTTTACTCCATTTCAATATTACTATAGTAAATAGTGGTAGAATTAACGAGGTCACTATGATCCCTGTCGCCGCCTTATCATGTAACTGTTAAGGAGGAAACTTTAAATGCACAACATTCTATCACGCTCTCATTTGAATGAGTGGCGTCATCATCAAGATCAAAAACTCAACGATTATTATGAATGTCTAATTGAAACATCCCAAATGAACAATCATGAGGGTAAGAAAATATGCAAACAAATTCTTAAATAAATTTAGAGGGGTTACAACCCCTCTTTTTTATGGTATAATATATAATCAAAGTTTTATTTCTATACGTCCATGAGAAATGTGAGGCCGCAAGTCCAAAGAACTTCAGGACCATGGTATAAAGGTCATGCTCATATAGGAAAGTGTGATAACGTTGAAGGTAATTGGGAGTTCCCAAGGTCTGATGGTAAGTTAGGTTTTATTACTAAAATTTTTATAGAAGATATCCTTCACTTACTAACAGATTCTAGATTAAAAATGATAGATCTTTGTGACATTGCTTGGAAAGGAAAGCATTACTTTCCTCATCATACTGGACCTCATTGTTATTGTTGTAAGGGCAACCCCGATGATTATGATTACAAGATAAAAAAAGCAAAACATACAAAATATAAGTCTGCTGATCCATCATATCCAGGAATTGTTTTAGAGAATGCTCCCAATCCATATGATAGTAAGTATAGAATGATTGATGGTAGGCATAGGTTAATGAAGTTGTTGCACTCAACAAATGTGACATCATCTCTACACTATGTTTTTGATTATGATGAGATAAAGAAGTATATAATTGTGGAGGTATATTCTCACAAAGAAAAGAAATTTATACATGAGAAGTTTGAAGGGGGTTGACACCCTCTTTTTTTATGCTATGATGTTTGAACCTACCATAAATATATGGACAGAGAGAAATTAAAATTGGTCGTCAAGAATCTCAAGTCTCTAGTGAATGTATTAGAGAGTGAGGTTTACTCTGACACTTCTGCATATCAAATACCAGAGGACGCAGACAAATCATTTGGATTCGATTACAAAGATGGAGATGACGATGGATACCCAGACTGAACAGTATGATGATGAGCATATGCATGTCAGATCATATGCATTAAAAGTTCTTATGAATGCGGTTGGTGGTAAAACACAATCAAACCGTGGCATTTATGAGTGTGTGGATGACTGGGTATCGAAAGGCAATGTCAGTGCATCTGGTATTGTCAAGTATTACCTAGCATATTACAAGGATAAATGAGATTCAAAGAAACAATTAAATTATCGAAACAAGCATTAAAGCTTGCCAAGAAGAACCCAATGCTGTATAATGATGAAGAGATCCGTTACATGAAGATGTCTCTTCGTGCTGCAAAGGCAGGTCTCAAACGTAAACGTGCAATGAAAAGCAAAGGATTTAAGAATGAAGCAACGTCCACTAGTGCAACTAGTGTCAGTGACACCAGAAGCGGAGAAGACAATGGGTTACGTGGCGAGAGTCAGCAACCCAAACAATCAAGACAATCCTAAGGTCTCTGGTCTTCTAAAGTATTGTATCAAACACAATCACTGGTCTGTATTTGAACAGGCACACATGACTGTGGAGATATCAACTACAAGAGGTCTTGCTGCTCAGATACTAAGACACAGATCATTTACATATCAAGAGTTCTCTCAAAGATATGCTGACAGTAGTTTGTTGGGTGACAAGATTCCTTTACCTCAACTCAGAAAACAAGATACAAAGAATAGACAGAACTCCACTGATGATCTAGATGAATTTCTAGTTCAAGATTATGAATTAGAAATGGAAAAATTATTTGATTCATCAATGAAGTTATATCAAAGTATGTTGGAGTCAGGTGTTGCTAAAGAGTGTGCTCGGTTTGTACTACCTCTTGCTACACCCACCAGACTATACATGACTGGATCAGTCCGTTCATGGATCCATTACATTGATCTACGATCTGCTAATGGTACACAGAAAGAACACATGGACATTGCTAATGCAGTTCGTGATGTTTTCATTGAACAGTTCCCTATTTGTGCGGAGGCACTTGATTGGCAATGAAGAAACTTACATTAGATGATTATAAAAAAGCAGGTGAAGAGTTCTGGCCTAAGTATGAGTACATCTCACAAAATCTAAGTGAGGAGTCCAAGTATGGTGAACCACCTAGACCTGAAGCAGTGCTGAAAGTAATGGAAGCACTTGCTGCTGCTGCTCTTAAGCAAAAGGTTGAGGATAAACTTGCCCCTTTCGGTTTTAATAAAAAAGAAAATGCCAACGTATCCAGTAATTAATAAAGTAACTGGCGAACAAAAAGAGGTTCGCATGACCATGACCGAATGGAATCAATGGTCTAATGATAATCCTGATTGGAAAAGAGATTGGAGTGATCCTTCTACTTGTCCTTCATCTGGAGAAGTTGGTGAGTGGAGAGACAAGATGAGGAAAACTCATCCTGGTTTCCATGACATTATAAAGAACAAAGTTGTTCCTAAAGCACCAACCAACAATAGTATCTCACAAAAGTACAACTAACATGCCTAGAAAGAAGACAACTAAATCCGCTGGTCAGGGGATGACTGCGAAGCAACGCAAGCGTCGTAAACCTATCAGTGAACAGTACATGCTTCCAATTGAACCACTGACTGATAATCAGAAGGTGATGTTTGATGCATGGGATGCAGATAAGATGATCTATGCTTATGGTGTAGCAGGTACAGGTAAGACCTTTGTCGCACTCTACAAGGCACTTAAAGATGTCTTGGGAGATGATACCCCATACGAAAAGATCTATATTGTACGATCACTGGTAGCAACTAGGGAGATTGGTTTCTTACCTGGTGACCATGAAGATAAGTCTTCTCTCTATCAGATACCATATAAGAATATGGTTCAAGCAATGTTTGAGATGCCAGATGACAATTCATATGAAATGTTGTATGATAATCTT